GAGTTACAGTAGCTTTACGTGCTGTAATTTTAGTAGCAAAATATGTTCCACCAACTGAGTCAGTGAATTTTACACTGCCTTCACCAACTGCTGTTGCTACTGAAGATTTTAGTTTAACAATACCTGTACGTGTACCGTCTGTTACTTTGTAACGGTTTGTTGAAACTTGTTTGATAATGTCAACTGCAACTGCTTTACCACCAGTTAAACGTGCTGTCATTGAAATAGCATTTTCATCGTTTGTAACAGAACCAACTGCGCCAGTATCAACAGATAATACTGCTGTTAATGTTGGGTTACCTGTACCGCCGCCTAATGTACAAGTAGCTGTTGGTACTGATGTGTAACCAGAACCGCCTTCAGTTATAGTCACTGTGCCTGCTGTTGCTGACGAGAATGTGATAGTTGCTGTTGCTTGTACGCCGTTTGGTAGATTTGGAGCACTAATAGTAACTGCATATGGTGTTGCTGTAGTTTTGCCGCTGAATGAACCAGTAACTGCGATACTTGCTACTGCTTGACCGCCAATACCATTGTCAGTTGCGGTGCTTGCGGAACCAATGTTGCGGTTACCAAAATATTTTTTATTTAAAGGACGTCCCATTTTGATTTCTCCTTATGAAAACACGGCGTTCTAGGCCGTACGTGGTTGGATTTCCACATAAAACTTACCCTGTGTAAGTCATACAATATATTTAGCTCTAAAAGAAAAAGGGCTCCGAAGAGCCCTTTGATCTTTGTAACAACCTTTCGGTATGTTGATTAGCTGAAACGAACGTTTCCGTCTGTGATAGCAACCAATCCTAGATAGTCAGCGGCATTACCTAGAGAAGAAGCAGTGTTGCTCAACTCTACATAACCATAACGTGTCATGAATGATACGACTGGTTCGAATGTGCTTGGATCTAGAACTACACCACTTGACATCAATGGGATGTATGGGCAGTAGAACGCTGGAGCATCGCTTTCGCTAGCACCTTTGTAACCGATCAATACACCAGCTGAGTCTTGAGCATAGCTGTTTACATATACTTTCATTGCTGAATTCAATGTACCAACAAACTTAGTGTTTGTAGGTGCTTCGAATGTACCTTCTGTTGTACGAGCAAAAGCTGAAGTTGTAGCTGATTGCAAAATTGTCAATGCAAATGGGCTAACAACAGCGTAGTTACCAGCACCACGACGTGTACGCTGAGCGATCAAGTTGCTTACGCGATTGATCTGAACAGCAAGAGCGGCGTGCTCGTCACCTACGAATGTAGCAGTACCGCTAACGGCAGCTTGATCATAAGTTTGTGCGGCTGAACCAGCTAATGATGTTAGAGATGCAATGATCTCTTGGTCGATTTCAGCTGTAATTTCCTGAGCTAATGCAGCCATGATTTCTGCTTCAACGTCAATACCTTGTTGGGCTTGTGCGTCTTGAGCAGCCTCGAAAGTCCAGCGAGCTGATAACTTACGTGTCTTAGCTTCAACTGTTTGCTTCAAGATCTGAATGCTTAAACGCTTACCAGCTTGACCTTCTAATGACGCTGTTGAAGCGGCACCAGCAGTACCTGATGAAGAGTTAGCAGAATAGCCTTGAGCAATTGCGAATGGGCTTAGAGCTTCTGTACCTGTTGCAAATTCACCAGAGTCAGCATAACGAACTCTTAAAGTGTGGATTTGACCAACTGGGCCAGTCATTGGTTGTACGCCGATTAATTCGTTAGCGATAACGGTTGGCATAACGCGACGGATCACTGGAAGGATCACGCGATTTAGTGTTGCAACGTTGCCAGCAGAAGTAGCACCAGCAGATGAGCTTTCTTGCAAATACTTGCGAGTATTTTCAAGGGTCACGCCCATAACTGATTTTTTAGTGCCTTGTAAGCCTTCTAATAGGGCTTCTTTAGTTTCTGCCCAACGTCCGTTTAGTAGTTCTGACATTTAAATTCTCCTTAAATTTTTAGTCCTGCGAGTCTACGAATATCTACTATATTAGATGATTCCTCGCTGCTACGGTTGGTGTTGGAAATCTTATTTCCTGTAACTTCTTTTGCCTCTACTAGTGCCTGTTTCTTCTGCGGAGCTTTACCTGCTATTACGGCTGGTAGGTACTTCTCAAAACTTTCGTTTAGTTTTGAAGTCTTTACGCTCTCCATTAACTCGCCCATGATCTCTTTTTGTTCGCCGTTAAGCGGAGCAAGTAATTGATTCATGATGTGTTGACGTGTTGCACCTTCTTTCAAACGTGCAATCTCTGCTTCTTTACTTTCTATTAGAGCTTTTGCGTCATCAGCAACTTTCGATGCCTCTGCTACAGCTAACTCTTTCATGTCTATGACCTTGAGTAATTTTGCAGTTTCTGATTTTTCATTTAGGTAGCTAGCCGAATATTCAGAAGCAAACGCTTCGAATAACTTGCGACCAAAGTCTGCTCTACGAGCGGCTTCGATGTCTTCTTTCAATGAAGTAATTTCAGAACTTAATGTCTGTGTTACTACACTTTCGACCATCTTAGCGGCACGTTGTACAAACTGTTGTTTTACTTTGGCGATTTGCTCGCGACCTTCTCTAACTAAGCGTACTTTAGTTTCTGCTAAATCTTGCTTATCTTTGTAAAACTCTGTAATTTCTTGAGCAAGGGATTCTATAACAAACTGCTCTAGCTTGCCAAACTTACTAGCCATTACCTGTTGATCTTCATGTAGTTCTGCTACTTCAGATGCTAATTGACGAGTTACAAATTCCTTCATAACTGCTGTGTCGCTTTTCATCTTTTGTGCATACTTAACTTTCATTTCTGAAAGTTGTTTACGATCTTCAGTAAATTCGATAATTTCTGATGCTAATTGATCTGACAACATTCTGTCAACAGCTTCAATCATAACATTTTTATCATGCTCGTATTTTTGTGCAAACTCTTCGCGGAGTTGTTGGGTAGCTTGTTCTTTAGCTTCGACGATGCGGGCTTCGAACGCTTCCTCAATAGATTGCTTGATCTCTTCAGAAATCACGTTGTTCTCAAATAGCGATTTTAGTGCTTCCAACATTGTGATTCTCCTTTTATTGGAGTTTGCTTATTATATTCAATAAGCTCTCTTTGAGATATTTTTGTGCTTTAGGATCGCCCTTGACCTCTTGCGCTATACGTAAGGCATTATATCCGCCGCGATTATTCATCAAGGCTTCATAAATTGGTGTTGGGTATGCTCCCGGAGCACTAGGTTGAGCCACCATATCTACTGTGATGATCTCAAAATCTGATACTTCACCGGAACCGTCCTCTCGAACGTTTCCGGATCCGCGTGAACTGACTCCCAATTTGACGCCTGACTCTAACATAGTACGAATCAATTGTCCCATTGGTGTTGGTAAAATTTTAAGTTTACCATAACCATTTGGACCGTCCATCCACATATTAACTATCATGTGACTAACACGGTCCAGGTTAATTTTTAGATCATCTGGATGATCCACTTCCCCGAGTACTGAATAGCCGTTTTGAATCTGATCATTAAGGGTTTTGACAGCCTTGCCAATCTCATTAACAGGGTAAACACGCTGGTTAGCGTTGCGTATACCGCCCTGGATGCAAATCCCGGACATGTATAAACTTTTCCCATCTTTGTCATCAGACTCAACGATCATTTTTGCTTCGTTGAAACTGAGATTCTCTCGGAGGTATAAAGACATATTTTTAATAGTCTCGTTTAATTACTTACGTGAACCGATCAAGCTCTTTTTATCTGGAGCTGTATCACCGGAACCTTTCTTCTCTGCACCGTGACCAGGTTCTTTCTTCTTGAACGCTGTCTTACCTGCGTTGCCGCCTGGTACATTTACGTTGCCAAAGTTTTCTTCTTTAGTACTTGGGTTCAACAAGCCACCCTTTGTACCGCCATTACCTGTTTCTTCTCTGCTGCCAGCCATTAAGTTTGCGCCGCCCATTCTATTTGGCTTTGCAACTACTGACTTTGTGTTTTGTCCGTTGTCGCCATGCTTAGGAGCTGGAACTTTGTTCTTGTACTCTAACATCAGTTCGTCGTCACCTTCCATTGGCTCCATTGCCATTTCTTCACCTTCTTCTGGCATTACTTCCATGTCGTCCATTCCGCCCATGTCGTCACCGCCCATGTCGTCGTCGCCGGCCATTAATTGTTCAAATTCTGCTTTTAATTCTTCTAAAGCATCTTCTAGATCTAAAATACGATCTGATTGTTCTGCGTCATCCATGCTGTCATCAGACTCTTCATCGTCGCCGAAATCTAATTCGCCGTCTTCTTCGTCATCAGCTGGTTCTTCGTCACCCATGTCAGCGTCGTCAGCTTCGTCGTCAGCTGGTTCTTCGCTGTCGTCTTCTTCGTCGCCAAATGCTTCTTGAGCATACGGGTTACCTGAGTCAGTTGCTTCAAAATCTTCAGATAGTAATTCTTCATAGATTTCACGTGATTTAGCAACTACGATGTTGTGGAATATTTCTTTTGCTGTTTCTTGATCTTCGTTAATCAAAGCTTCAAGCATTGCTTCAAATTGAGCGCGGTCAGTCATGTTTATTCTCCTGTGATTTGTGATACAAGGCTGTAATATATTTACACTTTAATTACAAAAGTGGGTAGATATAGTATAAATTTAGCCTTTTTTATACTATATTTTAATTATTGTGGTGCGGCTGGTGGTGCGGCATACATTGAATGTATAAATTCTAATTCGTTTTCCTGTTCTAGAATATGTGCTTCACTACTTTTGCGTAGTTCGTTGATTTGTTTTAATGTTAATCGTGTCTTTCGTGTGTCATCAGTCCGCAACATGGTATCGTCACGCTGAGGGCTATAACGTAACTCGTTACCTAAGTCGCGAGTATTTGGATCAATATAAAACAATTCTCTAAGTATCATCTTGTATTTATGCGGCAGGAGGAGTTGCAGGGCCTGCTGGTGCAACAGGCGGTGCGGTACCGTCTTCAGTCATGTCATCTGCCATGTCTTCTGGAGGAGTCATGTCACCAGCGGCTCCTAAATCGCCTTCAATGCCAGCGGCACTTAGTCCTGCACTACGCAGTTCGCCGGCAGCGTCAGTACTAGTCGGTTGTCCTTTGCCCGACTCTTCACCCCATAGACGTTCGTTTTCTGCAATTTCTTCGTCAGTAAGACCTAAGAAGCGTTTCAATGCAAATCGTTTGCTCATATAAGGAACAGCTTGTACAGTATTAAATGTGTTAATACGTTCAGCATCAATGCTGGCTTGCTTGCTACTTGCAAAGTTCAATGGTGGATTAAACTTTAATTCAAACAAGTTTGCGTCTATGTTCATGCCTTTAAAGTACATGAATCTCTTGAATTCTACATCAAAAACAGTTGCTACTAGTGCTTGTAATCGTTCGCAATACTTGTTAAAACGTAGTTCTTGAATGTATGCAGTGCCCACGCGACCGTCATTAAAACTTGCTTGACTGTCGTCGGCACCTGTTGGTAAGTAGCTACTTGGAATACGTAAGCCACGGAATAACTTGTTAGTAAAGTACTTTAAATCGTCAATTTCGCCAAGGTTTGTGCCGCCTGCAAGTGTTTCTACTTTTGATCCACGACCTTCCGCTGTTGTTGGAAAGAAGTAATCTTCGTTGATGCTCAACGG